TGTCGACGTGGTCACTCCGCCCGTGGTGGAGCCGGTGTCGCTCGCCGACGCGAAGCGGCAGATCGGCCTTTCCGAGGACCAGGGCGAACACAACGCGTTCATCGTCCAGAAGATCTCCACGGCCCGCCGCCTGATCGAAAAGCGGCTCCGGATCACGATGGTCGCCACGAAGTTCCGCGCCGTGTGGCGGTCGTGCCAGGTGGTGATCCAGCTGCCGGCGCCGCCCCTCCTGGTCGACAGCGGCCGCCCCGTCACCGTGACCGTGAACGGCTCCACGCTCCCCGGCACCGACTACACCGTCGACGCCGATCTCCGCCCGGGCGAGATCACGCTCGGCCGGGCCATGTTCGGAAAACTGATCGTCGAGTGGTGGGCAGGCCGGCCGGCCGGGTTCGTGCTGTGCCCGCTGCTCCACTCGGCGATCCTCATGTATGTCGAGACGCAGTTCCGGAACCGCGGCGTCCTGGTGGACGATCAGCGCGAGGTGCTGCCCATCGGCTTTGACGACCTCCTGGCCGCCTCCTCATGGTCGGGGAGGTACTGAGCATGATCGCGGCCGGCAAGCTCACTCACCGCTACGAGCTCCAGCGGGCGGTCCAGACCCGCAACTCGTCAGGCGAGAACGTGACCACCTGGACGAAGGTGCTGCGGTTCATGGGCAGCTACGAGCAGACGAGCTACGCCCAGTCCGAGCAGGCCCGCCAGGTGCAAGGCAACCGCCAGGCCGAGGTCGTCTGCCGGAAGTTCTCCGGCATCGACGCGGCCATGAGGCTGGTGTGCCTGACCCGCGGAAACTCCGTGATGTCGATCTCGTCCATCGTCGAGGAAGGCGGGAACGGCATGGCGTGTGACCTGCGGATCACCGTCGAGGAGGCCGTGGCATGATCGGCCTCTCCTTCCAGCCGAAGCTCTACGACTCGACCGGGTTCGACAACGACGACGGCATCGCCGTCCTCATGGCCCGCTACCGCGAGCTGCCGCGGCACATCGCGAAGAAGCACATGAAGGCCGCGATGCGGCGCGTGCTGCGCCCGGGCGTGCCGATCCTCCGGAAGAACACGCCGCCGAAGGGTGCGAGGCGCGGCCGCGGCGGCCGGTTCGAGAAGAAGGTCTCGACCGGCAACCTCCGCCGCGCGGCCACGGTCCGCGTCGGGACCACCGGAAAGAACGCCGACGGGTTCGTCTGGGGAGTCCTGGGCTACAAGGCCGGCATCGAGAGCCGCAAGGCGATCTGGCTGGAGTACGGCACGATCCGCATGCGGGCCTACGCGATGCTGGAGAAGACGGCCCGCGAGATCGGAAACCCTCTGGCCCGCCAGCTCGAGGCCGAGCTCGGGAACGCGCTCTACAAGGCGATCCGCGAGGTGCGCGGCAAGAAGAACCTGGGCGTGGCCGGCGGCTACCGGCGGAAGGTGAGGGCCGCATGAACCAGCCTCACGTTTGGCTCCGCTCAAAGCTCGAAGCGGCCGTCGAAGGCCTGGTCGTCTGGCCCGTGCAAAACACGGCCGGCGTGGGCCAGACCGGCTACGACCCGCCATACGCGATCTATCTGCGGACGGCCACCGGCCGCGAGCAGCTGCTGGCCGAGACGCTCGGCGACCCGCCTGGCGACGCGATGGAGTCGCCCACCGCCACGTTCACGGTCGAGGTCTACGCAGACCTCTACGCCACCGCATGGCAGATGGCCAACGCCATCGCGAAGGAGCTCGACCGGTTCCAGGGCACGTCCGACGGCGAGGTGATCGTGGCCGCCTACGTCACCGACGTCTCCGACTCCGGGGCCATCATCCTCGAAGGTCGCGAACAGGTCACATACGTGGTCGAGATTCAAGTCGCAATCACTTACCAGGAGTAGCCCCATGACGATCCCCAACTTCACCTCCGCCCAGGGCACGACGTTCACGTTCGCCGGGGCGTCCTACCTCTGCATCGACCACAGCAAGGAAGAGTCCGCGCCGTCGCGCGAGCGGATGGACATGACCACGCTGGAGATGGCCGACGGCTCCGAGGCGCGGATGGTCTACGGCCCGATCGTCCCGAAGCCCGACCCCGCAAAGTTCACGATCACCTACAAAGCTGTCACCGGGACGGCCGCCATCGTGAAGGGTGCCGAAGGCACTCTGACCACGACCGGCGGATCTGGCACCTACCGCGTGACCCAGCACACGCTCAGCCGCAAGACGAAGGGTTACGTCGAGGGGACGGCCACCTTCGAGGAGATCATCGCGGAAGAGGACATCGCCTCGGGTTCGTGATCCACGCCATGAGGTACCTCTCGCATGCCTGGCCCGTATTCCTCTCACGGCACGACCGTCACGTTCGCGTCCGCCGACATCGGCTACCTGACGGACTTCGACGTCACGTCGGAGGCCGGTCAGTTGTACGACTCGACGAATGTCACGAGCACCGTCGTCGGGACCGGAGCCAACGCGCGCGTCGTGCGGGAGTACGACTGCACGTCGATCGACCCTCCGATCGTCGTGATCTCGTTCTGGGGGCCGTCCGGATACACGTCGTTCCAGACCGGCACCAAGGCGGTCCTGGAGTTCACGGCCCCGGGGAACTACCTGAGCGGTGAGGCGATCCTCACCAAGTGGAACCACAGCGGCCGCAAGGGCCAGTGGAGCATTGGCCGGGCCGAGTTTCAGCTGACTGGAAACCTGGAGTAATCGCATGGCATCTGCCCTGTCCTTCGATGAACTGCTCGAGCTGGCCGCCCTGGACCCGCGGCCGATCGATCTGGAGATCAAGTCGCTCGGCCGCTCGGTCCTGGTCCGCAATCCGTCGTCCGGCGACGTCGACAAGTGGCGTTACTACGCGGCCCGCAACCAGGACACCGGGAAGCCGATGTCCGCGAAGCTCGTGCAGTTGATGCTCTGCGATCAGTTCGGCGAGCGGGTGATCCCGCAGACGGACGAGGGCCTGGCCGAGCTCGCGAAGCTCGACCCGAAGGTGATCGACGAGATCGCGATGAAGTGCATGCCGTTCATCAAGGAGCCCACCGAGGAGGAGGTCGAGAAGGAAAAAAACTCCTGAGGGCGTCGCCGTGGGAGATGTTCTCCCACCGCCTCGCCCTGCAGGCCGGAGAGGTCGATGTCGAGGCGATGAAGAATCGCATCCCGTGGCGTCAGCTGGTTCGGTGGTTCGCCTTCTACCAGCTGGAGCCGTGGGGCCAGGAGTGGCGACGGAGCGGCCGGCAGACGGCCCTGATTCGGTCGGCGCTCTTGGGAAGGTTTGACGAGCACGACGAGGAGCGGTTCTCGATCACGTATCGCGAAGGCGACGAGTTCCGCTCGAAGATCCCGAAGACGCAAGAAGAACTGGCCGAAGGGCTGGCACAGCTACCAGGGCTCAAAAGGAAGAAGCGACAATGGGTGCAATCGGCAAGGTCTCGGCGATCTTCACGGCATCCACGTCCGGGCTGATTGCCGGCGTCGATCGTGCGGCAACGTCGATGCGGAAGATGGAAGGCAGCGTTGCTTCGCTGAGCAACTCGATGCGGTTCCTGGCCGCCGCGAAGGGGGCCGAGATCCTCGGGAACGTGGCCAACACGGCATTCGGCTACGCGAAGCAGCTGGTGGACATGGGCCGCGCGCAGGCCGACATCATCGACCAGCAGAGCAAGCTGGCCGACCGCCTGGGCATGACCCACGGCGAGCTCGCCGGCCTGGCTCTCGCCGGCGACCTGGCTGGGGTCGGCCTGGACACAATCGCCAAGGCCGTGACGAAGGCCGACATCGCCTTCGTGAAGGCCCAGGGGGGCAGCAAGCAGGCCCAGCAGGCATTCCAGGTGCTCGGCCTGTCGCTCGAGGAGATGGCCGGGAAGTCGTCGTCGGAGCGGTTCTCCGAGATGGCCGACGCCGTGGCGGCCCTGCCCTCGCCGGCCCACCGCGCGGCGGCCGCTGTCGCGCTCTTCGGCAAGTCGGGGGCGGATCTGCTGCCGCTCTTCGGCGAGGGCTCCGGCGCGATCGCTGAGGCCGTGGCCCAGGCCGACAAGCTCGGGCTCGCCCTGAACACGTCCCAGCGGAAGGACGTCGAGGCGATGAACGACGCATTCACCATGGCCTCCACCTCCATCAAGGGCGTGGTCACGCAAGTCGTGTCTCACCTGGCCCCGGCGGTCAAGGAGATCGCCGACACGTTCACGGACTTCGTTGGCAGCATGGGAGGTGGGAACATCGGGCAGGCGATCGGGGACGGCATCCTGTCGGGGGCGCGCTACTTCGCGGCCGTCGGGGACGCGTTCATCGCCAATACGTCCGGCCTGCTGGATTTTGCCGGCGGCGTCAGCAAGTTCCTCGGCGGTGTGATGGATGCCGGCTACCGCGTGGGAAACCTGTTCTACGGGGCGTTCAAGTTCTTCGAGATCGTCGGCAACTCCATCGGCGTCATCATCTCGTCGGTCGTCGAGAAGCTGCTCCGCGCCGCCGGCAACGCGGCCGCGCTGATCCCTGGATTCGGCGACACGTCGAAGTCCCTCCTGGCCGGCGCCGACGTCATGGCCGCGAAGGTCGAGCAATACAAGGAGGCCGGGACGCGGAACATGGAGTCCATGGGGAATGCCTTCATGTCGGCCGTGAAGACTGGCGAAACGGTCACAGGCCCCGGCCCACTGTCCACCGCCCTGGAGGCAGGCATCGCGAAGACGAGGGCCAATATGTCAGCCACCGAGGCCCGCTCGGTCGGCGTCCAAGAAATGATGCGCGGCTCGCCGGGCGTCGACCCCGCGGTGGCGGAGAACCAGCTGCGGGTGCTGGAAGCGATCCGCGACGCGCTCCAGGGTCCGGAAGAGCAAGTCTCGGTGGAGTTCTAACCATGGCCTGGTTCAGCTACGAGAGAGTCCTGAAGGGTGCCGAGGTCACCGGGAAGTGGGGCGAGTCGCTCCGCGTTCCGGAGACGTGGCAGATCCGCGTGGACAGCCCGACGACCAGCAAGGCCGCGATCCTTTCCGGCGTGACGGGCACGATCGGGGTGACGTATGGGTCGGCCCATCACGAGTTCCCGGCCCTGAAGGCGATGGAGTTTCACCTCCGTGCCGACACGGCCGACGGCATGCGGTGGCTCCTGACGGTCATGTACTACGTGCCGCCCTCGGTGCCCCAGGAGAACGGCCTGCCGACCGACGTGTGGGAGCGGAGTGGCAGCACCTCCACCATCCCCGTCTTCCGCGACAAGACCGGCACCGTGATCGCCAACGCCGCCGGCGACGCGATCGACGGCCTGGAGAAGGAGCGGGAGGACGTCTCCTGGTCGCTGGTCAAGTGCTACGCGACCGACTCCGCCTTCGGCTCGGCCGTGGGGTCATACGCCGGGAAGATCAACTCGACGAGCTGGTCGGGCTACGGTGCGAAAACGGTGAAGTGTTACATGCGGGGCGCGAAGAAGGTCTCGATCTCCAGGTTCGACAACGTGGCGAACGCGGGCACGCTGGACTACATCGAGGCCCGGTGGGAGTTCGTCTATGACCCCGACCAGTGGATCCTCCGCCCGCCGAACATCGGCCTCCAGGAGCTCGTCAGCGGCACCAGGAAGGCGATCATGGACGGCGGCACGCCGGCCCGTCCAGTTCGTCAGCCGGTGGCCCTCACGTCGGCCGGCGCGAAAGCCTCCGACGGGACCGTCCCCAGCGCCATCAACTCCGGGGCCGGGGCCGAGGTCTACAACACCGTCGACTGGACCAGCCACTTCGGGGTTCCGGTGTTCATCGCATGACGAAGCGACGCGTCTCGTTCACCGAGGATGGAGCCCGCCGCATCGTGAATGCGGTGCGGG